CACACTGCAAGCAAAAAGACTTTCAGAAGATGCGTAAATGGGTCGCTGACACTATTCACACAAGCGATGCACAAGATGTATATCGTAAAGTCTACGACACAATGAGTGAGCATCTACAACCGCAGAGTATACCTCTTGTAGTTCTAAAGATTGCTGACTATCAGTATAAGAATGTGCATGTGGCAGACCAAGAAGTAAACATGGTTGCATTCTTTACTGAAGTTATGGTTGACTGTGAGTTTCAGTAATGCCGATACCTTATTTACATCATGAATTATTTGAACTAAATGATGGTCTTCTATGCAAGAAGCATGTGATAGAAGGTATCGGTCCTGTCGTAGTGATTGACCAGACTTACAAATACCCTAGTGATATTGCACTAATGCTAGACCAAGCATGGGTTCCTTCTTTTCACTATGGTAGAAGTAGTTCTAATTATAAAGACTACTATGATTGCAGATATAATATTCAAATTACGAAAACAGGTCATGTCAAAGAAAATGAAGTTCAACTTTTAATTAGAGATATGGCGAAGAACTATCTTGGTTATGATTGTATTGATGAGGAACTTGATTATACTTTCAATTGCTTTACATGGGTAAACCCACCTTCAAGCAATGATGTTCAGTCTATGCCACATCAAGATAGTGAAGGTAAATCACATATTGCATCTGTAACTTATTTCAATGATAATGAAAACCACGGCACAGCATTTTATTCTCATTGTGATGCCGAGCAAGAAGAAGTTATAGACATTCGGTGTGATATATCGAAGAATGCAGAACTAGTTGAAGTGATTACAGGTAAAAAGAACAGAACTATCATTTATCCTAGTTGGTACTGGCATGGTGCATATATGGAAGACCACAGTGAGTGGGTCGATAATTGGAGATACAGTCAAGTATACTTCAATAGAGTGAAACCGGATTTTAAATTATGAGTACACCATTTGATTATGTAAAAGCAATATCATATACAAAAGAAGATATGATTGTAGATGATATTACAGAAAAAGATTACAATCCCTTTATTGTCAATCGCGCTTTAAGCATGGGTATTGATACTGTGCTTCAAGCAAACGAGATGAACCAGCGTCATCACCTGTCTAAAAAGTTACAATTTGACTTTTTACTAAATAGTATAAGTAAGCGAAAGCGATTTGATAAATGGCAGAAGGCGAATAAGAGTGAAGAGTTAGATTATGTACGAGCATACTACAATTACTCCTACCCTAAAGCAATTGCCGCTTTGTCAGTCCTTTCCAATCAACAAATTGATACTATTAAAAAGAAGATAGACAATAAAGGTGGAGTAAAATGAATGATTGGACAGTTGAAAATATGGTTGAGGTTACGCTGTCTCAACCTGATGATTTTCTAAAAATTAGAGAGACACTTTCTCGCATGGGAATTGCGTCAAAGAAAGACAAGAAATTATATCAGTCTTGTCATATCTTGCATAAGCAAGGTAGATACTTTATCGTACACTTTAAAGAGTTGTTCGGTTTAGATGGCAAGCAAACAAATTTTTCACAAGAAGACCAAGAGCGTAGAAATACCATTGTAAAACTTTTGAAAGATTGGGGATTAATTTCTGTAGTCGCTGAAGATAAGATTGCTGACCAAGCACCCTTATCTCAAATTAAAGTAATTGCATTCAAAGAAAAAAATGAATGGATACTTGAAACTAAATACAACATAGGAAAGAAAAAAATAGATGCTTAGTTGGTTTAGAAAAGTTTTCTGGTATAGACCTTCTATTGTCGGTGATATGTCTCAACATAGACTACACTCTGGCAAATATGAAGATTTGTGCATGTAAAGCACTTGATATTATGAAATTGATGACTATATATAATGTGAAGACGCCTCAGTTGGGTCTTCTATAAAAAATAAAGTCTTGCTTAATAGGAGATAAAAACATGACTAATTTAACGACACTAAGGTCGGCGCTACAGTCGTTTGACCAAAATCTTTTAACCCCATATGCTGTTGGATTCGACCACACCTTTAATAGGTTGTGGGACTATGCGATACATCAGGCAGAATCCTCAGGATTCCCGCCTTACAATATTGTCAAAGATGCTGAAGATGGTTACAAATATACCATTGAGATGGCACTTGCTGGTTACAGTAAAGATGATATTGAAATTGATTTTGCAGAAGGTTGTCTAACAATCAAATCTAAAAAACAAGAAGATGCTAAAGATACGCTGTCGATTTGGAAAGGTATTTCTAATCGCTCGTTTACTAGAAAGTTTACTCTTGCAGATGAGGTTGTTGTCAACAGCGCAGAACTAAAAGATGGTATGTTGAGAGTTGAACTTGAACGTATCATTCCTGAAGAGAAACTACCTAAGAAGATTGAAATTAAATAATCCTTCGGAGGGCATCACCTGAGCATGTGTAAAAACTGCTCATTTTATTAGGAGTATATGATGAATAAACCTGTAACTGAGAAACTTGAAAAAATGAATGTAGCAAAGAATAAAATTGAAGACGCCATTGAAGAATATGAAGTTCAACTTCAAAAGCGTAAAGAACAAATCACCAATATGAAACAAGCACAAGTTCAACTTGAAGCAGAAGCAAATTCTCTTGTTGGTTCTATTAGTGCTTTGCGTAAAGTGATGATTGATGAAGAGGAAAAAAATGATGAGTGATGTAACTCTAATTAAAATGATTAATGGTGAACAAATTATCGCTAAAGTAAAGAGTGAAGATGAGGATACAATCACAGTAGAAAAACCTGCTATTGTTATGCTTGCTCCTGGACAAGGAAATCAAGTTCAAGTTCAGATGGGTCCTTGGGACTCTTTCACAGATAAACCAATTGCAGTTTCTAAACCTAGCGTAATGTATATTGCAGAACCAACAACAGAACTTCTCAATAGTTATAATCAAAACTTTGGTAGTGGACTTGTTATTCCTAATAAGAAACTTGATACCAGTGCATTTCTAAAGGGGTAAAAGACACTTTTACGCGCATAAAACTGTTGACAAATCACACATTATGGCGCATAATAGTGTGATGATAAATGATGAGGCAATATATTGAAGTTCTATACAAACGTCCAGCAATGGGGTAACAACATTCTAGTTCGTGGTGTAGGTCATGATGGTCAACGTGTTATGCAAAGACATAAAGACTTTTCACCCACACTATTCTTAAAAGCAAACAAACCCACAAAGTACAAGACTATTGAGGGTGAGTATGTCGATGAATTCAAACCTGGCGGTGTCAAAGAAGCAAGAGAGTTTCTTGACCAGTACAGAGATGTTGAGAACTTCAAAATCTATGGTCAGACGCAATATCTCTATCAGTGGATATCTGACAACTTTGTAGATAAAGATGAGATTGACTTTGACACTAATCAAATCTCTATTCTGTCACTCGACATTGAGACTTCTACAGAGTATGGTTTCCCAAACATTCAAACTGCTAATGAACAAATCTTGCTCATCACTGTGCGAGATAGTCTGACTAAGAAGTTGACTACATGGGGTCTCAAAGAATATCACGGTAGCAATAGAGATGTAGACTATCGAACTTTCACTGATGAGCGAACTATGTTGAGTGACTTCATCGCGTTTCTAAATGATTATAAACCTGATGTTATCACTGGTTGGAACACTCGCTTCTTTGATATTCCATACATTGTCAATCGCATCGAAAGACTTCTCGGTGAAGAGAAAGTTCGTCTTATCTCTCCCTGGAAGATTGTCAAAGGTGGTAAGATTACTATTCAAGGTAGAGAGCAACAATACTATGATATTTTTGGTATTGCTGGCATTGACTATCTAGAACTGTTTCGCAAGTATCGTGGTATTGGTTATGAGAGTTTTGCACTTGCACATATTGCAAATGTTGAACTTGGTTCTGAGAAACTTGACCACTCTGAGTATCAAAACTTCAAAGACTTCTATGAACAAGACTGGGATAAGTTTGTTGACTACAACATTCGTGACGTTGAACTTGTTGCACAATTAGAAGACAAACTTGGTTTGATTGACTTGCAGTTGACGATGGCGTATGACTTTCGCGTAAACTATGAAGATGTATTCTCGCAGGTTCGTTGTTGGGATATGCTCATCTATAATACTTTGCGTAAGAAAGGTATTGTCATTCCGCCAAAGAAAATGAATTACAAGAATGAAGCATATGCTGGTGCATATGTGAAAGACCCTACTATCGGTCAGCATGATTGGGTTGTTTCTTTTGATTTGAACTCTCTGTATCCTCACTTGATTATGCAGTATAACATTTCACCTGATACTATTGTTGATGAGAGAGTACAATGTAGTGTAGATGAACTTCTAGCAAAGAAACTCGACACTTCTCACTTGAAAGAAAACAATCTTTGTATGTCGGCAAATGGTCAATGTTTCAGAACAGACTTTCAAGGGTTTCTACCTGCTATGATGGAAGAACTCTATGAGAGTAGAAAGTTCTATAAGAAGAAGATGCTTGAAGCAGAGCAAGAATATGAGATTACAAAGAAATCTGACTTGCAGAGAGATATTGCAAGATATGGCAACATTCAACTTGCAAAGAAGATTGCACTAAACTCTGCTTATGGTGCGTTAGGTAATCAGTACTTTAGATACTTTGACATTCGACAAGCAGAGGGCATCACACTCTCTGGTCAGTTGTCTATTCGATGGATTGAAGAAGCACTGAATAAATACTTTAACAAATTACTAAAGACTGATGGAGAAAATTATGTCATTGCAAGCGATACGGATTCGGTTTACCTTAATCTTAGCGGACTTGTTAGTCAAGTGTTTGGCGAGAGAGTCCACTTATCGAAAGACGAGGGTGGTGTATCGAAAGAGCGAATTGTTAAGTTTCTTGACCGAGTTGCTAACGAGAAACTTGAACCTTTTATTGATAAGAGTTATAAAGACCTTGCTGACTATATGAATGCATATGAGCAGAAGATGTTCATGAAGCGTGAAGTAATCGCTGACAGAGGCATCTGGACTGCAAAGAAACGATACGTTTTGAATGTACACAATTCTGAAGGTGTGCAGTATGATGAACCAAAACTCAAGATTATGGGGTTAGAGGTTGTCAAGTCTTCAACGCCTGCACCTGTGCGTGTGATGTTGAAAGATGCTATCAAAGTTATTGTGAATGGTTCGAATGATGACCTTCTAGAATTCATTGAGAATGCAAGAACAGAATTCAACTCACTACCGCCAGAAGAGATTGCTTTTCCTCGCTCGGTGAATGGTGTTGAAAAGTACAAGTCTGATATCAAAATCTATACGAAAGGTACGCCCATGCATGTTCGTGGTGCGCTGATGTATAATGAACTTGTACGCAATAAGAAGATAACTAATCGTTATGCTCAAATTAAAGATGGTGAAAAAATCAAGTTCATTCACTGTAAGATGCCAAACCCTATTGGCGAAAACATTATTTCTTTTCTAGCAACTCTTCCCGAAGAGTTTGACATGCATAAGTATATTGACTATGAGATGCAATTTACGAAAGCATTTTTAGAACCTCTACGATTTATTGCAGAGAGTATCAATTGGCAGTTAGAAAAGATTGCAACATTAGAAGATTTTTTTGGATAGGAGATAGATATGGAAGAAGAAATCAAAAATGCACTTATTACTCATGCTCAAGGTCATATTGACAAACATGCTATGAATGTAAAAATTCTCATGCGTAACGCAGTAGGCATTGGTGAGCATGGTGATATACTAGAAGAAATTGAAAAAGAACTAAAGATAATTGCAGAATATCATGATGAAATTGAGATGATACACAAATATATCAGTCCTGCCCATCCTTATGATAAATTACCTTGACATTCAATGTAAACTGTAGTATAGTGAATATTAATTATAGGAGATATTATGAATAGTTTTTTAAAAGATATTGTCAAAGAGAGTAAGAACGAGTTTGCTGGCGTTGTCGCAGATGGCGTAGAAGCAGGTGATGTTTCTACTTTTATTGACAGTGGTTCTTATATCTTCAATGCACTGTTAAGTGGTAGCATCTACGGTGGTTTACCTGCTAACAAGATTACAGCAATCGCAGGGGAATCCGCAACTGGAAAAACCTTCTTTGCTCTCGGTCTGTGTAAAAGTTTCTTAGATGCTAATCCAGATGCTGGAGTAGTTTACTTTGAGACTGAGAGTGCATTGACAAAAGATATGATTGTAGAGCGAGGCATCGATGGTAATCGTATTGTAATGATGCCTGTTACAACTGTGCAAGAGTTTAGAACTGAAGCAATTCGTATTGCTGACAAGTATCTTGAACAGAAAGAAGAAGATAGACAACCTCTGATGTTTGTGCTTGATAGTCTTGGTATGCTATCGACAACGAAAGAAATCGAAGATACCGCAGATGGTAAAGAGACAAGAGATATGACTAGGTCACAACTAGTCAAAGCGGCATTCAGAGTATTGACGCTAAAACTAGGTAAAGCAAAAGTACCTATGGTCGTCACTAATCACACTTATGACCAGATGGGTACTATGTTTCCTCAGAAAGTTATGGGCGGTGGGTCAGGTCTTCAATACGCCGCATCAACTATCGTGTTCTTGTCTAAGAAAAAAGACAAAGAAGGAACAGAAGTTGTAGGTAACATCATTCACTGTAAACTGAACAAGTCACGATTGACTAAAGAAAACTCTATGGTTGATGTATCACTGAAATACAAAGGTGGTCTAAGTCGTTGGTACGGTCTACTTGAACTTGCAGAAGAAGCAGGTATCTTTAAGAAAGTTGCAACTCGTATTGAATTACCTGATGGTGCTAAACTATATGGTAAGCAAATCTTATCTGATCCAGAAAAGTATTTCACTGAAGAAGTGATGCAAAAACTAGACGCATTTGCTAAGGAGAAGTTTACATATGGTGGTGAAGTATAGTCACGTTAAAAAAGAGACTTTCATCGCCACTCGTATCGATGAAGGTAAGTATGCAGGTATCGTGTATCAAGTCGGTCGTATTCAGTTTAGTAAACCTGATGAGACAGGTCATAGAGCAATGCGATTTAAGTACGAGATACTTGAGAATAAAAAGTCGATTGAAATTGAAAATGATATCACCAGTATCATAGGTGATATCATTGTCGACCAAATGGAAAAACAAATAGAAGCAGGTGAATTAGTATATGCAAACGGCACGGATTGAAACAACAATATTATCTAACCTATTACTGAATGAAGAATTCGTAAGAAAAGTTATGCCGTTCTTGAAACCTGAGTACTTTCATGATAGTTCAGAGAAACTGGTATTTGCAGAGATATACAATGCAATTACCAAATATAATAAACTACCTACTACAGAACAAATCATTATTTCTCTTAATGAAGCACACAATGTTCCTGAACCTGAATTTAAATCTGCGGTTGAACTAATAAATAGTCTCAATGAGCAGTCTGCAGATAATGCTTGGTTGATTGATATCACCGAGAAATTCTGTAAAGATAAAGCAATCTACAATGCCATCGTAGAAGGCATTCAGATAGTAGAGGGGAAGGACAAGCAACGGTCACCAGATGCTCTTCCTTCTCTACTATCTGATGCTCTCTCTGTGTCATTTGACCCTAATGTTGGTCATGACTATTTTGAACAATCAGATGAGAGATTTGATTTCTATCACACAAAAGAAGAAAAGATACCTTTCAATCTCAAGTACTTTGACTTGATTACAAAAGGTGGTCTACCAAGCAAAACACTCAATGTGGCACTAGCAGGTACGGGCGTTGGAAAATCCTTATTTATGTGCCACCTTGCCGCAAACTATATGATGCATGGAAAGAATGTCCTTTACATCACTATGGAGATGGCAGAAGAGCGTATTGCTGAACGTATTGATGCTAATCTACTGAACTTAGATATTCAGACATTGAGCGAACTACCAAAGAGTATGTTTGACAAGAAGATTGCATCTTTACAAAAAGAAACACACGGCAAATTGATTGTCAAAGAATACCCTACAGCGACCGCACACAAAGGTCATTTTGATGCGCTGATAAATGAACTAGCACTAAAGAAAAGTTTCAAACCTGATGCTATCTTTATTGACTATCTCAACATCTGTGCATCTCAGCGTTTCAAAGCAGGAGCATCACAGAACTCCTATACTATTATCAAATCAATCGCAGAAGAATTGCGAGGTCTAGCAGTAGAGCATAATGTTCCTATCATCTCTGCTACACAGACTACGAGACAAGGGTTCTCTAGTACCGATATTGGACTAGAAGACACTTCAGAAAGTTTTGGACTACCAGCAACATGTGATTTCATGTTTGCACTGATATCAAATGAAGAACTAGAACAGCATAATCAAGTTCTAGTGAAGCAGTTGAAAAATCGATACAACGACCCTACAAAATACAAGCGTTTTGTATTGGGTATCGACAGAGCAAAAATGCAGTTGTATGATGTAGAGGACTCTGCACAAGAAGAACTTGTAGAGAACATGGTACCCAAAAACGTACCACAAGGGGTACAAGTAGTAGAAACTAATGGATTTGATAAACTAAAGGAACAACGCAATGAAAAGCAAAAGTATAAAGACTTCTCGACATTCAAGATTTAAGATTGAGTTTGATGGTAGTAGAAATATTTGGTGTATTCATGATACCAAATACGATGATATTATTGAAGTCAGTCCTAAAAGAATTGAAGCAAAGCATAAATGTGATATTCTAAACACAGGAACAGGGTTCGAAGACTGGCAGATTCCTTCATTTATGAGAAACACTTTCTTTAAAAAAGCATAAATACTACTTGACAAGTACCAATTTGTATAGTATTATATAACTATATTGAGAAGAGAGGTTGTATGTTAGTAGTAGATGTAGTCGGTAGTAATAAAACGAAGCGCGATATTGCTTATAATGTCGTGCATTTCATGTTGCAAAAACTACTACCTAGATTGCGTAATATTGAAATTGAAGTCAAGTTCAGTAAAATGACCGATGATGCAGTAGGTTACTGCATGATGCTAGATAACAATCGTGAGTATCAATTAGAAATATCAAGAGACCTTAACATAAAAGAACTTGTTATGACTATCTGTCATGAGATGGTGCATGTCAAGCAGTATGTTCGAAATGAAATGAAAGAAGGTCAGATGGTTTGGAAGAAAAGACCAGTTGCTTCAGATACGAAGTATTATGACCTACCTTGGGAAAAAGAAGCATACGCAATGCAAGCATCACTTGCAAAAGCATGTTGGAATAAAGGAATCTTTTAATGTCATTACTCCCACTAGGTGAGTTTACAAAATATGGTATTGAGCGACCACAGATATTGATGGAAAAACTTTTTCTGTTGAATGGTCGCTCAAACACTATTCATACACCAGATGGTACTTTCGAATTAGATGGTATCATTATCAATGGTAAAGAAACCCTACGAACACCTAGTTCGATGCCAAGTCTGGCAGATGAACTTGCTAGAGAGATTGCAAGTTTCAAAGATAATACTGCTGGACAAAAAGTAGAACTTAAAGGTAAATATACCGGACAAGAGAGAACTACTATCATTGGTATTGGTAAGATGACTAAGACTGAAGAGTTTGGTGGACAACCTGCCGGCGGAAAGAAAGAAAATAAAGGACTGAAGTTTGAGCGTGACTTAGCAAACTCACTAGTGAATTACGCAAATGGAATAAAAGAGTCCACAGACACACATGCTAAACTAGCACATGAATTAATGTCTGCAGTGTGTAAGCAGAACCGTTCACCAGTAAAAGAAATTAAGCAGATGGGCGGTGCTAACGAAAGTCGCCCATTCGTTATGATGAACGGTAAAGTCGCAATCGGACCAGGTAATCCTGCAGACGTTGGTAAAAAGTTGACTGATATAACAGTCTTTCATTCTGATAGAACTGAGAGTTATCTATCAGCAAAGTTTTCAAGCACATTGACATTTGTTAATACTGGTGTAAAAGGTGCTGGTAAACCATTCACTGAAGCAGAAGTAAAAGCAGGAATGATTACAAACGATATGGGTAAGCAATTACTCAAAGCACTTGGTATTGATAATGCAACATTCTGTGCAGTATTTAATCTATATGGAACTGGACAGAAAGCGGCAACGCCTCATGTGGTTGATGTGACTTCCGCTGTTGACAAACCACTTCTAACAAATCTACTCATGTCTGCTATCGGCGCAAACTACTGGATGGTTCATGGACAAGGCGGCGGTAAAGCATATTGTTGGTGGGTAGGAACAGAACAAAATAAAAAGTATGCGAATATCAATGCATCTAAGTTTACTTTATATTATGGTGGTATCACAAACGGTACAGCAAAACGTATTGATATGAAGTTCTCAAACTCGTACTTTGATTTTAAACTAAATATAAGAAATAAACAGGGAGGGATAGCACCAACTCACTTCTTATTGGACTATACGTCAAAAGAAGCGACAGGCAAGAAGTTACTAGGATAATGTGTGACAAAAATATCACATAGTATAAAAAAAATGAGAAAAAGTGAAAAAAACCCTTGACTTTTACCGAAAGTGTGTTATAGTATAAGCATGATTAGTTTTAAGAAACATACAGAACAGTTGTCAGAAAACCGCAATACGCATCTGACACATATCGAAGAAACCATTATCACTGATGGTGCTAGTGGTGCAGAAAATGCTATTAACTTCCTGAAAGAAGTTCGTAACATGCTATCAAGTAATGTTCGAACTGGTGTAAACATCACTACTAAATGGGATGGTGCACCTGCTATTTTCTGTGGTGTCGACCCAGAAGATGGTAAGTTCTTTGTTGCGACTAAATCAGTTTTCAATGCAAGTCCTAAGTTAAACAAAACGAGTGCAGATATTAAAAAGAACCACCAAGGTGGTCTTGTCGAAAAACTTGAAGTTGCACTTAAAGAATTGTCTACGTTAGGTATCAAAGGTGTCATTCAAGGTGACATGATGTATACAAAAGCAGACTTGCAGACTAAAACAATTGAAGGTGAAGAGTATATTATCTTTCAACCTAACACAATTGTCTATGCTATTCCTAAGAACGGACCTCTTGGTAAGTTTGTTTCTAAAACAAAAATGGGTATTATCTTTCATACAGAGTATAAAGGTAAGACATTACAGACGATGAAAGCATCGTTTAATATAAATATAAGTAAGTTGAGAAAAACGAAGACAGTTTGGTTCGATGATGCCTCATATAAAGATGTTTCAGGCACAGTTACACTAACTAAAGATGAAACCGAAAATCTCAATGGTTACATCGAACGGATTGAAAGTCTTCTACCTA